ATTTTGTTAGAATAGACTTCCAATTGAGACATTCTTTTTATTATAGGACAATAATAAAAATAATTCATTCTTTTCCACTTTATGGAGCGAACTGAACCCCAATCGTCGCACCAGTCTGGAGGTAGTTGGGGGAAGCCTGATACTGGCGAGTCCAATACACCGTATAGACTGATACATCTGTCGCAACGCTGGAATAGACACCGAGCAACCAGACCGAACCCGCACCGACGGCGGAAGGACTGATGACGGAAGCGTGAGGAACACCGACTACACCAGGGACTGCTCCCAGGGACTTGCGGACAATGGAAAGCAACCTACACGAGCCGTCCCAGTTGGCGACGGCGATGGGGGCTACTTCTCCAGCGACAAGGGTAAAGTCTTGGGCGTAGATTTCGTTTGATGCGACTTCAAGTTGGGACATCTTTTTATTATAGGGCAATAATAAAAAAATACTAATTTAATCCGTAGGTTATTTGTCGGGGAATGGAGGAATGGAGGATATGGAACATTATTGACACTTTCCAGCCAAAACATAACTCATCGGAGGGCATCACCGTTTCCAGCCAACCCAGAATTAATCCTCCATATGTTCCAATCGTCCATTTATTTCGCCATCAGTCGGTCCGCCAACTTCATGCGACCGCCACTTGGACCGCCACCGCTTGGACCGCCACCGCTTGAACCGTAGCCCATCGCACCGAGAGCCTGGTTCGCCATCTTCGCCATGGGGTGGTCTGACTTGGCGAGTTCAGCCTTGCCGTGCTTCAACAGATGAGGAAGGACACGACCCGCCACTGACTTGATGGAATCAAGGAAGCCACCGCCGACCATACGCTTGACGCTGGACTGGAAGTAAGGCTCTTGGGCGGAGGCGGAAAGGACATCAGCCTTGGTGAGAATACCAGTGTAAGTGCTGGAAGTTCCACGCTCATTCACAAATAGACCGCTATTCATGGTGATGAGGACAATCTCTGGAACAATAGCGTAAGAAAACTGGTTGTAGCACCGAATAGCGATTTGGAGGTTAAAATTGCCTAAACTGCCGGCAGAATAATAGTCCTCTGTTAGTTGAATATCCTTACCAAACTCCAGCACCAGGAGAGAACCCGAACCAGCGAGACGGCGACCGCAACCAGAGGCGTTGTCGGGAACAGTTGCGAAACCACTAAACTCATTCCATGACTGATTACTGCCGTTCTCCACGGAATAGCGATAGAGGTCTTGCTGAGTAGCAGAAGCCAGAATACCCGACTGGTTATTGAAGTTGATGGAAATGCCCTGGATACAAAGAAACGCATCAGGCTGACCCCAAGCCGTCTGGTTAAGGGGAGTGCGAACCTGAATGATAAGACGGTCCGGCACTTGATTTAACTGGAGGGACGAAGTGTTAAGAGTGACGGGCGAGACCTGAAGAGCAACATTGGAAGCAGTAACCGCTGGGTTGTAAGAGGAGGCAACCTGAATGCCTGGTGATGTTATGAATCTTGGGAGTTCGTAGTAAGGCACTGCGTTGCGGGCAGGCATCAAATCACTTGGGTGAGGCGTGAGGAAGTTGAAGATGAGTTGCGAACCAGAGAAGGACACGACGGAAGCCGAGGTGATGAAGGTGTTGCCGAAGGGACTTGTTCCCGCACCCGTATTGGTGAGAGCCGTGCGGAACACACGAGTCGCATCACCGATGTTAAACACAAAGTTCATGTTCTGGACTCCGTAGAAACCCTGGTTATTGCTCTTGGGGTCAGCAAAGATGAAGGGCGACAGGAGCAGAGGCTCAGTAACCGTGAATTGAATGTAGATGTCCTGAGCCACACCATTAACAAGGGGTGTCGGGAGAGTGGCGGGAGGAGCATTGAGAGACGAGTTTGCGGTCGTTCCACCAATCGCATCAATCTGGAAAGCACCACGAGAGAACAGGTCGTTGTCGGCGGAGTTGTTCCAGCCACCGAGCGAGTTGAGGTTCGCACCCACACCAGAGGCATAGTCGGCGAGAAGGTCAAAAGCAACCGGAGTCATGCCGTTGTAGCGTTCCAACTCACGGCGGTCGTTGAAGCGGAGAATGGCTGGGAGGACATCACGAATGTTGATAGAAACGGAGTTGTTGTTGATAGTAGCGGTCATGACTGAAGCCAACTGGTGGAGCGGGAACGGAGCGAGAGAGTCCGTAAGGGCGAGATTGATAGGCATCTGACCTGCGTTCTGAGCCGTGCCTGTAACCACCAGTTTCAGCAGAACCGTTGATTTCCACATGACACGACGGTCAATAATTGTCTGTTCGCTGGGAACTTGAATGTTCCACGAACAAGACGACGGAGTCTGCGAGATGGCTTGGAACTGCGAGGAGGTCATGTTCTGACCTCCTTTATGAACGGCGTAGGAGACGGCATCAGTCACATTCAGGCGGTCATCTTTAACGAGAACTTTGGTGAAGTCTTGACTCATTCTTTTTATTATAGAGCAATAATAAAAAAAAGATAAAGTTTTTCTTAATCGCCTTACAAGTCGTCCAGGTCAATGTTGTTGTAGTTCTTCTTTCGGAATAGAATCTTCATGTTGCCGACGCAACCCGAACCGACCAAGAAGGGGTGAATCAAGCCATACTGGTCTTTCCAGAAGACTTGAATGTCAATCTGGTTGGCGGGAGACTTGCCGTATAAATCCACCAGGCGGTATTCGCCAGGAGGGACATAGTTGATGTCGGAAATGTAGCCCGAGGTCGCATTGACACCCACCTGGAAGTCTGTCACGATGGGGAATACATTCGCCGAAGAACCTATCGTAATGTTGTTCGGACTCGTGCCGTTGAGGATAAGAGGCAGACCTACATTCTCCATTACCACAGGAAGCAAAGTAGAACTAAACACGATAGACTGAACGGGGTTAAACAGACCTGCCGTGGTGTTCTGCTGGTATTGCTGGATTGCCGTATATTGGTTCGTCGCCGTTCCCGTGGTGGAGAAGGTCCGAACAACATAGAGACCCGCACCATAACTTGTGTTGAAGTTAATGTAAGAATACAGGGGACTCTCTGGTGGGACATTCGGATACACATAAGGAAAGGTGTCAAACAGAGTGGAAAGTGCCTGGTTGAAGTAGAGATAGATGGGGAGTAGTTGAACCTGGTTGTTAAACGCATTGTTGTCGGCTTGGACGAGGATAGTCGCATTGGAGAGATTCCAACTGACGGTGGGGGACTGGTAGTTATTTACCGTCGCAGGACCTGCGACCGCACCCGTCATATGAATGAGTGGAGGAGTAACCACACCTGCCGTGCTATTCCAACACGCACCGTTCAGACCCCAGAAGGCATTGACGAGAGCGTAATTCACCATTGTCATCATGGTATTGTAGTTATATATGTAGTAGTATTGACCGGTAATGTCAGTAAGGGAGAGAGCCTCGTTGTTGGAGGGATTCCACACGGGAGGTGCTTGGGTTGCGTCTTCTGGAAGATAGACCACTGGGACAGTGAAGGTCTGAAGTCCCACCGAGTTCGTGAATTGGAGCGTAGTTTTGTAGGAAGTCACATTGTAGAAATCGCCCTTAGAAGTGAAGGAGGCAGAGAGGGGGGTATAGACAGGAAGGGTGACACCCAACAACTGAGGAGCGTTCAATACAAGCGAATCAACCAAGACGGTCTTGACGGTGTAAGTGCCGTTCAACACACCACCATTGTTGATGAAGATGGTGTCCCCAGCGACGAAGAGACTGATGAGACTGAAAGGGTTGGAGGCTGGGGTAATGTTAATGGTTAGTTCGCTCGTCGCAGGGACAAAAGTGCGAGCAAGAATGTCAAGGTTCGCATACTCTACATACTGCGTTCCACCATTGACGCTGAAAGCGGGGGTGCTTCCACCAATGTAGTTAGAGGGAACGCCAACAGTAACAGGGTTGTCGTTGCGAACAGTAAGTTCCGTGAAACCCGCCAAGTTAGTGGCGGTGGATATAACACGGTAGTAGTTGTTCCCCGTAGCGACATCTGCTCCCTGATTCGTCAAGAATCCGCCTGAGTAGCCTACATAGATGACCGCACCCGCCACCACTGGGATAGGTGTGTAGAGGTTGATTTGGAAGTTCGTTGCTGAGTTAGAAGCACCGTTCATAGACTGAATCGGATAAGTCCCTCCGAAGTTGCCGTTGGTATTCAGATTGATTTGGGGAATGAAACAAGGGAGTGTCGGAGTTTGTAGATAGAAGCGGACGATAGACATGTAGTAGTCTTGCGGACTTTGGAGATAGTAGTTGGAACGAGTCTCTTTGTATTGAAACCGCACAGGCAAGGCGGGGAACGACGAATCGTTGTTGATAAGATTCATATCGTAGTAGATGTGCGTCGGTTGCTGGTCGGCATTACTCTTTTGGAATCTCTGAACGGACATTCTTTATTATATAGGGGGTAAATTATTTTAATTGTTTTAATTGAATCACCCTACCGTAGAATCTGACTTTACCAGTAAAGATATG